GACTGGCTCGGGTGCTGCTGGCGCGGCGCTAGCGGCGGCCGCTGCCTGGGCTGCTGCTTCCTCACGCGCGCGCGCCGCGGCTTCCTCGCGGGCCCGGGCCTCTTCCTGCTGCTGGCGGAGGCGTTCGGCCTTCTCCGCTTCCTGCTGCTTGTGGTTGTCGAGGCGGGCCTGCACCGCCAGGCGGAAGTCCTCGTCCGGCTTCTGGATGACGCTCTGCAGGTCGGCGAACAGGAACTCGTAGCCAGCGGCGTGCTCGCGGTACCAGGTCAGGCGCCCGCGCACCGCGGCGGCAATCGCGTCGACGGTGATCTTGCCGTTGGCCAGCTCGGTGTCGACCGCATCCTGCAGCGTGGCCAGCGTGCGCTTGTTCTTCATGGCGCCGGCGAAGTCGCGGTTCTGGAAGATCAGGCGCAGCGGCGAGATCTCGCGCTCCAGGCCGGCCACGTGGTCGGCGAAGTCCTGCTTCGCCTTGGCCAAGATGCCGGCCTTGATCAGCTCCTTCTTGTCCTTCACGGTGCGCTGCAGGGTCAGGCGCTTGGCGCGCAGCTGCTCGCTGATCAGGTCGATCGTGCGCATCAGCTCGGCGATGTCGGCGGTCTGCTCGAGCGCGGCGCGCTTCGCCTGCTCCAGGTCGCCTTCGGCCTTCTCGCAGAATTTGACCGTCGCCTCGGCGTCCGCGAAGTCCTGGTCGGTGACCAGGTCGGTCTTGATGCTCGCGATGAAGCGCTCGGCGCGCGCCTGGAACGCCGGCAGGTTGCTGGTGGCCACCTCGCCGCGGATCTGGATGACGAGCGCCGGCAGCGACATGATCGGCTCGGCTTCCGGTTTTGCCGGGTATTCCTGAGGCACGTAGTTGGCCAGGTCGGCGGCGAACTGCGCCCAGCCGGCGCGGATGCGCTCTTGCCAGGCCGGATCCGGCAGCACTTCCATCCACACGAAACGCTCGGGCGTGCCGTCAGACACCACGAAAATCACCTTCCCAACTTTCGTCACCATCGCGATCTGCTGGCACTGGGGCATGTACTCGTCCGGCAGCTGGCCGGCGGCGACAGCCTCGGCCAGCGCTTCGTTCCATTGCTTGTGCTCGAAGGCGACGTCTTCCGCCATGGTCAGGCCGTCGCACGAGGCCGATAGCAGACCGTCCGAGCAGGTGACCGGGTACAGCTCGGTACCGATCAGGTCTTCGACCAGCGGGCGCGCCAGCGCTTCGACGTGGTGGCCGTGGTCGAGGATGTTCTTCTGCACCCACTCGCTGAACTCCTGCGCGGTGCCGGTGTGCTTCATGTGCAGCAGCTCGGTGCGCGAGACCTTCGACGACAGGCCCAGCATCGCCGCGGCTTCACTGGCGCCGAAGTGTTCGAGGCGGAAGGCTTGCCACTCCGGGCTGCCTTGGGTGAGGTTGTGGATAGTTGCCATGATTTTCCTTGGTCAGGTGGTGAACTCCCGCTTGCGCGGGAGCGCTGCGGTTTAGTCGTTCTCGTGGGCCCAGCTGTCGATCGTCAACTTCTGGTCTTCGGTGAGCAGCTGGCGGGTCTCGATCATGGCGACCAGTTGCGCCACGGTCTTCTTGCCGGAGTGGATCAGGTCGCGCCACTCGGCCTTCTTGCTCTCGAAGTGCTCGGCCGTACACGTCGGCAGCTGCTGGCCGGCGCCCTGCCCGCTCTGGTCGACGGTGTTCACCTGGCGGATGTCGGCGCGCTGCGATTCCTGGGTGACGGTGTAGCTGCCGTCGGCGGACACGTCGATGACGTCGGCCAGTTCCTCGGCCGTGCTGAGGCCCATGCTGATTTCGGGCGCGTAGGCGCGCTGCCAGAACGCCGCGGCGCGGTAGATGAACATCTGCTGCGGCATGGTCTTCCACTTCGAACCGTTCTTCTTGTCCCAGCCTTCGGCGCGCACCATGTTCCAGTCCACCCAGGCGCCGTCCAGGCGCTCGCCGGTCTCGCGCTCGATCGCCCAGGCCCGGCAGCCGAAGTCGTTGGCGCCCGGCTCGCCGCGCCATTCGTAGCGCATCGCGCTGTAGCGGCCGCAGGTGTTCACGCTGGCGATCAGGAACTTCGACGACCAGCCCGGGTTGCCGTGCACGATGTACAGGTTCTGCATGACCATCAGCTCGTCGGCCTTCAGGCGCTGCGCCAGGTTCAGCGCGATCATGCAGTTCGGGATGTTGTTCTGGTACTGCTGCGGCACCAGCGTCGAGCTGGCGAACGCCTTGGACACGCGCTGCATGAGGTCGAAGCCGGCGGCATCCATGAAGCCGGCGCGCACTGGCGCGGTGTTCTGCTGGACGGCCAGCTGGGTGGTGGTCTGTGGTGCGTTCAAGTTGCTCTCCTGGGTTAAAAGCCGAAAACGTAGGTGCGCACTGCGCGGATGAGTGCTTTGCGCGGGCCGAAGCCGACCTGGAGCGAAAAGCGGTATTGGGTTCGGATGTGGCGCAGCATGGTCACCACCCGTTGATCCGGCGGCGCTGCAGCTGCAGCTTCACCTGGTGGCGGCTCTCGCGCGCTGCGGCGCGGGCGTTGCCGGCGGCCTGCAGGCGCCCCAGCTCGAACATCGATTGCTGGAAGCGCCAGGCGTTCAGCCAGAGCAGCGCCGGCTTCAGGAACTTGCGCACCAAGCGGCGCGGGATGCGGATGGCGGCGGTGGTCATTTCGTGTTCACCGTAACTTTCAAACTTGCCGCGATCTCGTTTAGCTTGTGACGCGCGGTTTCGTGGATGCCCCTGGCAATTTCACCGGTCGCGACAGCCAGCGACTCCTTCATGGCAGTTTCAATCGAGTAGTGCAGGTGCTGGTGGATCAGGTAGGTGATGCGCGTTTGCTTGCCGGAGAATCCGTAGCCGTCTTCGGCGCGCGTCTTGCCGCTAGAGTTCACTTCTTCCTGCATGTATGCCTGCGCGCGCTGGACCAAGTATTCGACGAACGAAACGGCCTTGCCCTTCTTCTCGCCCCACTGGTTGGTTTCCTGCAGGGTCAGCGTTTCGATGTATTGGCTGACGTTCGGCAGAATGTGCTTCTCGGCCATGGCGTTGATCGTGTCGTCGATACGCTTCTGGACCCGCTTATCGAGTTCCTGCTTGAAGCGGGAATCGCGGAAGGTTTCGTCGCCGTCTTCGTCGGCATAGCGGCCATACATGACGCTCTCGACGATCTGGTCGATCACGCGATCCTGCAGTTCTTCTTTGGTGAAGCCGAGTGCGGCCAAATCGATGTTCATCCCTGCTCTCCTGGTTGGCGCCGGCGCGGCCGGCTTCGTTATTGGTCCCGGCCTTTCACCGGGCGGCGAGCTCTAACTGCACTCGTCGCAGGCCTGTTCCCCTGCAGGCTGGGGCGTGGCGGCCGTCAGGCCCCTACTTCAGTCGCGGTGCAGGCGCTGGGCCTGACCGGCTACCACAGAGCAAGGGGCTGGGCGCTACCCCAGCTATGGCATCGGTGCGCTTCTCGGGTCTTCGCCGCGTCCGCGGTGACTGTGCCGATGCCCGGAACCTCGTCGGCTTTCGCCTGCCCTGATGCGCGCTTGTTCCCGCGCTTCCCGCGTGTCTCCTGGTTCGCGATGCTCTGCGTTCCTGCTTCCCACGCCGCCCTTGCTCTGTGGTGCCTGTCTGTTCCAGGCGGTCAGGGCATGCTCTGATCCCACAGTCCCGTTTTTCTGACCCGGGCAAGGCAAGCCGCGCGTTGTACGGGGCGCAGCGCTCCGGTTCTGTCAGGGCGCGCGCTGCCAAGCCATGCGCTCGGCCTGCGCTTCCTTGGCGCTGTCGCGGCGCTCGCGCTCCTGGCGCGCCTGATCCTGCTGGGCGCGCATCAGCGCTTCGTCCCAAATCAGGTCCGACAGCACCTCAGCGAACGCGTTGTCGCAACGAGCGGTCTTGCGCAGCAGCTCGGCGCGCGCCTGGTCGTCCTGCATGAACACGCCCAGAGCTTCGTCAATGATCTGCACGGTCTTCGGCAGGCCGGCGACCAGCGCCTGGGTAATCGCCGCGACGTGCTCGGCGGCCAGGTCGACCAGCTGCTCGTCCAGCTTCTCTTCGGTAATGGGGTCGTGGAGGGCCATCGTCGTCACCTTACGCGCAGATCAGCGGGTTCGCTTCCAGGCGCTCGCGCATGAAGATGTCGAAAGCGACGTCGTCCATGTCGGTGCAGTCCGTCCAGCCCGGCGCGCGGGTGGCGATCTCAAGCGGGTGGATCCAGTCGGCGTCGCGGCCGTCGGGGCTGACCATGAAGCGCTGGTCGGCGATTGGGGAAATGAGCATTGGGGTCTCCAGTTCGGCGGCTCGGCGGTTGCTGAGCTCGTTTCGTTGGAAGCAACTATACGATTACGTATTGTTCGTGTCAATGCGAAAACGCATAATTTTTTATGAGAATATGCGTTCGGGTATCAACCGGGGGGGGAATAAAAAAGCCCGCAGTTGCGGGCTCTTTTGAGTGAACAGTGGGCACCAGGCCCGTTAGAACGGGATTTCGGACTCGGCCGGGAGATCGAGCCGACGCCAGATCAGGTCGTCGCTCGATGCATCCTCTTCGGAGCAAGGCGTCCCGTAGCAGAGGAACTGCCCGTCCTGATCCCAGCTAACCAGGGCAATAGGCGACATGAAGTGGCGCTCAAGCTTCGCCAGGAGATCGGCGTGCTCGGCGCGCTGCAGATCGGGGAAATTCGGTTGGACAGCAAATACAGGAGGTTTGCTCGGGATGATGGCGTAGAACATCAGGCCGTTTCTGTATCGAGGCACACGGCCAGCTCGCGCCAGTCGACGTCACGTTCCTCAATGAGCGCATACAGGTACGGCTCGGCCTCGAAGTGCGCGTGGACACGCGCTCCAGACCACAGCGTTTCGTCCAGCGCTACCAGCATGACCGGAAGCTGCAGACGTTCGGCGGCCAGCTGAATTAGTTGTTCCGCCCTCGGGTTTACAAGATCTCTACGCTCTACCAAAACCGCCGCTACTCGTGCTGCGCCCTGCCTAACAATCGAATACCGAATCACAACGCCTCACTGTATTTCAACACCGCCTGTCCAACGATGATGCATTCCCCGTCTTTGCACTGCCGTCGGTAGTACTGCGGATCCGGATTATCGGAAGTGAGCCACCATTGGCCAGCGTCCCGGGTAAGTCGTTTGATCACGGCCTCGCCGTCGAAGTTGATCGCGAAAATGGTTTCATCCTTCGGTTCGGTTTGCCCGGTATAGATGAGAACCCAGTCGCCATCGAACAGAGTTTTCTCCATGCTGCGACCGCCAATACGAACCCAGAACAGCAGCTTGGGGTTATACCCGTGGCGGTCCACCCATTCTCTCGACACCGTCATTGTCGAGCCATCAAAACGCTCGGGGGCCGTCTCGAAACCTGAGATGCCGGCCGCCACGCGCAAGCGCACTTTGGGAACGCGGATCAGGCGAGGGTCATCATCATCGACAACCTCCGCCGCCTTGGCCGTCGCGTTCGACTCGACTGGAAAAGGTATTCCTGGGCTGGACAAGTCTCGGTCGCGCAACTCTGCAACAGTCACCCCGAAGTAGTCCGCCAGCGGCTGAAGCGTCTTCGTCCTCGGGTCACTGCTCTCGCCGGTCAAGATCCGATGGATGGTCGGCTGCGGCACGCCAGTGGCGCGCTGCAGTTCGTATGGATTCGTCTTCCGCTGGGCGATCAACCACTCCAGGTTCTTTTGGACGAGCGTTGCTGAGTTACTCATCCCGGAAATATGCGGTAACGCATACATTTTCGCAATCCTTTATGCGGTTTCGCATTGACACCAATACGCTTTCGTATAGAATGATCGAAAACAACTACCTGTCTACGACCATGACCCTTCGTACAGCCCAAGCGGCCGTCCAGTACCTGATAAGCGCCGGCCACTCACAAGAGGCGATCGCTACCCGCGCTGGTGTAAAGCAACCAACCATCAGCCGGATCCTCACTGGAAAGCTCGCGGATCCGGCCGGATCGATCCTGGTGAAGCTGAACGAATTTGCCGACGAGGTCGAGACCACCACGCTGGAAGTGCAGCCGCGGTAGCCGAGCGGCTTTTTCTTCGTCTAAAACATTTCCAGCAGTCCATTTACCTGTAGCACCCGAAGTTCCCTCGTAACCCGCACCACCAAGGAGAAACACATGAGCCTCAATCCGAACACCCGAACCGTCACCGTCGAAGTCCTGCTGAACGAGGGCGAGGCGGCGGGCCTGGATGCAATTCGCGGCGGCCTGGGCCGCAGTCCGTTCTTGCGCAACCTGTTTCACGCTGCGGCAAAAGCCGCGTCTGCACCGCGCACGCATGGTACGGCGCAGACGTACGGCCGGGAATCCCGAGGATGTCCGGGTCCTGGTCGCCCAGCTGGGCGCGCACGCGGTGTGAGCAATGGCCGGAGGCACCTTTAAGGGTTTCCGGCTGCGAGGTCAGCCATCAGCACAGAGCACAGCCCTGGAAAAAGCCGGGCCATGAAAGGAATAGAAGTAATGAATCAGATTTCACCCGAGAGCAAGGCGGCGACCAAGGTCATCGCCAAGGCCTGCAGCTGGGCGGCTCGGCGCAAGGCTGTGCAAAGCGCGGCGCCGGGCCAGAAGGCACGCGAGGCAGGCCGCTACGAAGCCAGCGGTAAAGAGCTGGCCGAAGCCGTCGAGAAGTACGAGAACGCTGGGAAGGCGGGACAGCCATGAGCGACCAGATCGTCTCCCGCGACACCATCCGCGCCCGGGCCCGCGCCGCATTCGATAGCGGCGCCTGGCGCGACTCCCACAACATGAATCCTGATGCGGCGGCGCTGGCCGACTGGCTGGCCGAGTACGACCGCTGCGCCGCCGAGGCTGAATCGCTCGAGGTGATGCCATGACATCCGGGAGCGCCGGCGCCCTGCCGGCCCCGCTCACCCCCGCCGATTGCAACCTGCAGGACTTCGCTTTCATGCCGCTGGACGTTGCTCGTTTGCGCGACAGCGACATGGCGGCGTACGAATCCCCTGAAGCATGCTGGGCCGCGGTTCTCCTTTGGAGTGCTGCCTGGCACCAGGTACCCGCCGCATCCCTTCCTGACGACGACCGCTTCCTGGCCAAGGCCGCCGGTTATGGCCGCGTGGTCAAGGAATGGATGAACGTGCGCGAAGGCGCGCTCCACGGCTGGATCAAGTGCGACGACGGCCGCTTGTATCACCCGGTCGTCGCCGAGAAAGCACTGGAAAGCTGGAAGGCGAAGGTGCACCACGCATGGAAGAAAGAGTGCGATCGCATCCGGAAATCCAACAAACAGCGCGAGGCCGAGGGCCGCTCTCTGCTACCACTTCCGCCGGAACCGGGTTCACATTCCGATAACTTTCCGTTGGAAGCCGCAAAAATCCCGCTGGAAAGTGACGGTGCTTCCAGTGGAAATGAGGAATCAGGCGACGGAATTCCGCTGGAAAAACCTCTTAAGGGACAGGGACAGGGAGAAGGACAGGGACAGGGAGAATTAAAACCTAAATCATCGTCTCCTCAACCGCCAACTCCGGACGCCGACCAGGCCGCCCCCGAATCGCCTGCCGACCTCGTCGGTGGCATGGCTCGCAACGTGCAGATCGCGCTGCTGCTGCGCGCCCAGGGCGTGATCACCACGGCGCAGAACCCCATCGTCGCGGTGACCTGGGCGCTGAACCCGAAGGTCACCGACGAGGTGCTGAACGTCGCGATCATCAAAGCCAAGGCCGCGAAGCCAGACCAGACCATCCCCGTCGCCTACCTGGTGCCCATCGTGGAGCAGGAGCTGCAGGTCCAGGCCGCGCCACCACCAGCACCGTCGGCGCAGAAGCCGCGCGAGGACTGGGCCTGGAGGAAATCGAACCAGGGCATCGACGCGAAGGGCCGAGAGCTCGGCATGTTCGCCCGTAGCGGGGAGAGCTACCCCGACTTCCTCGCCCGTATCGACACCGAGCTCGAGAAGCGGAAAGGACGTGCAGCATGACCCATACCCACGAAGACCGCGTCGCCGACCGCCCGCCGCACCTGTGCGCCGCCTACGGCTGCCCGCTCATCGGCTCGATGTGCAGCAGCACCTCGGGCAGCACCGACTGGTGGTGCTTCGCCCACTTCGGCGCCACGCCAGGCAGGTTCCAGGCGATCACGTCGGAGCTCCACCGCCTGCGCTGGCTGACCATGGCCGTGCACGACGTGCGGTTCCATGCGCCTGGCACTGAGGCCTCGCGCGCTGCGTTCCAGCTGATCGAGCGCGAGCTGAAGGCCCACGGCCGGGAGGAACTCCTCTGGCACCGGCCCGACGCCGACCACCCGCTGGGCGAGAAACGCTACCGCTGGCTCGAACGCCTCGAGGCCGCGCTCAAGACCGAGCTGGGCGACGTGCTGGACCCGACGAGCTACCAGGCCGCCCTGCCGATCGGTGGCGGCGAGAAGAGCAGCTTTAGCAAGGTCGGCTTCGACATGCCGATGTGAGACCACTTCGCGCGCGAGCGCACCAACCGCAGCACCAACCTGAAAGGGCAACACCCATGAACGACCAAGCCATCGAACGCCAGATCCAGGCCAAGGGCAAGACCGCGCCGCGCATCACGCCAGCCGACATCGAGGCGAACATCGCCAGCGAGCACTACTTCACGGCCCGCGACGGCGTCATCGGCTACGTGTTCGATGCCGGCCTCATCGATGAGCCAGGCGGTGCTCGCGCGCCGGAAGCACTCGGCCTGCTGACCTTCTGCGTGCTGGTCCTGCGCAACGGTTTCACCGTCACCGGCGAGAGCGCATGCGCCAGCCCGGAGAACTTCGACGCCGAGATCGGCCGCAACATCGCGCGCCAGAACGCAGTGCAGAAGATCTGGCCGCTGATGGGCTACCAGCTGAAGCAGCACCTGCATGCCTGCGAGCACGCGCTGCTGCACGGCGAAGTGCAGGCCTGACCAGCACCACACCGCCCGGCCAGCCCGGGCGGCTACAACAACGACAAGGAGAAACCACCCCATGAACATCATCGCCATCGACATCGGCACGCAAACCGGCTGGGCGCGCAGCTCGCGCGCCGGCACCGTCACCAGCGGCAGCGAGAACTTCGCGCCGCGCCGCATGGAAGCTGCCGGCCAGCGCTGGCTGAAGTTCCGCGCCTTCCTCAACGAGCAGCGGCTCCAGGCCGGCGGCGAGATCCACGCGGTCTACTTCGAAGACGTGAAGAACCACGCCGGCGTGCTGGCGGCGCACGTCTACGGCGGCTTCCTGGCATGCCTGGAAATGTGGTGTGCGGCCAACAACGTGCCGCTGCGTCCGGTCGGCGTGGGCACCGTGAAACGCCACTGGACCGGCAAGGGCAACGCCGACAAGGCCGCCATGTGCGAGACGGCGCGCGCCAAGGGCTTCCGGCCGAAGGACAACAACGAGGCCGACGCGCTGGCGATCCTGTCGCTGGCCAGGCACATCGAGGGCGCGCCGGCACCGGCCCAGCACCTGGAGCAGGAGGCAGCTTGACCGACGAACGTCGCGACATCGGCTCGCGCCTGGAGAACTGGGCGCGCTGGAGCACCGCCAACGAGCGGCGCCCGGCGTCCAGCCCAACCGCGGCATTCTGCGATCGCCTGCGCCGCGAGGCACTGGGCGACACCTCGAAGACGCCGGACGAGCGCCGGCGGATCGACGAGGACGACGCGCTGGCGATCGAGCGCGCCATGCGCCACCTGACCACCCAGCACCGCATGCTGCTCTGGTGGTGCTACATCCGCCAAGCGCAGCCCGACGTGGTCTGCCGGAAGATGAGCATTGCGCACCGGCCAGCAACCGTGTTCGTGGGACTGTTCCGGCAAGCGCAGGCGGCGGTTGAGGCGCTGGCCGTGCCTGCCGAGTTAAGCAAGAGTTAACTTTTGGCAATTACTGTTGTGTTAGCATTGATTTAATGCGGCGGTTGCCGCGCACACCCAAAAAAGGAGATCACATGCTGACAGTTGGTGGTAAGGAAGTAGTTTTCTCGAAGACGGTTTTGATCGGAGACGGTGAAACCGCTGTTCTCAACGCCCGTGAATCCCTAGGGTTTGACGTGCATCTTTATGCCAACGCGGCGTTGGTTTCCGGCGGGCGTTTCGAAACGGAAGGTCTTGGCGACTTTGCAAAAGTTTCGTTCCCTTTCGTGAAGACGGGCGGTCTTTCTTTTCATGACCAGGGTTTTGTGCGATCGCCCACTGAGACATTCGATCTCCGCCTCGGCGGGCAATCGATGGGCGATGTGATGTTGGTTCACGTGGACATCTGTCGAAATAACCCGACTAATTCCCTAGCGGAATGACTTCGATTTCCGCGAATCACTTGACATCTGGAAATCTCATCAGTAAATTCCGTCCAACAACTTAATTCCGTCCAGAAATTCGACGTGTGCGGTTCCCTGATGGGAGCCCCCGGCACACCTGGAATAAATTCGAAGCCCTGCGATCAGCGATGACGCGGGGCTTTTTGCTTTCCGGAGCCCTCATGCACTTCCAGCTATCCCACGAAGCCGAGCGCCGCTGGGTGCTGGTGCTGCAGCAGCTCGAGCTCACGCGCATTGCGGTGCTCGTTCGCGCGGCCACGTAGCCGCCCTCCTCCCGTGTCTCCTCCGTCCTGGCCCAGCACCAGGACGCTTCCAGCCCGGCCGCCCATCAGCGCGCCGGGCCATTTTTTTGACCGAATACCATGACCGCCACCACCTACACGACCGACCTGGCCGACAAGTTCTGCGCGGCCATCGCGGATGGCAAGAGTATCCGCGCCGTGTGCAAGCTGGACGGCATGCCCAGCAAGGCCACAGTCTTTCGCTGGCTCCGTGATATCCCCGACTTCGCGAAGATGTACGAGATCGCTACGGACGAGCGCGCCGACACCCTCATCGATGAGATCGTAGAGATCGCCGACAACTGCCGTGTGGACGCCGACTCGATCCGCAAGGCGAAGCTCCGGATCCATGCGCGCGTCGAGCAGGCCCAGAAGATGAAGCCGCGCAAGTACGGCGCTAAGGTGCAGCTGACCGGCGACGGCGGCGGCCCGATCCAGCAGAACACTAGCGTTACCGTCACGGCCGAGGAGGCCTACAAGAGGCTGCTCGATGGCGGCGCCTGAGTGGTTCGACTTCCGGGCGCCAGACTACGAGCGCCTCTACGCTCTGCGCGCCGAACGCCTGCAGCGCCTGCGCGACGCGCCCGAGCTGGTACCAGGCCTGAAGGAGCACTACAAGGCCAACCCGATTGACTTCATCAACGACTGGGGAATGACGTTCGACCCGCGAAATGCGGAGATCGGCCTGCCCACCGTGATTCCCTTCCTGCTGTTCCCGAAACAGGCCGACTTCGTGACTTGGGTGTTCGACCGCTGGCGCGGCCGCGAGGACGGCTTGGCCGAGAAGAGCCGCGACATGGGCATTTCCTGGCTGTGCGTGGCGATCGCCGTCTGGATGTGGACCTTCTACCCGGGCGTGGTGATCGGCTTCGGCAGCCGCAAGGAGGAATACGTCGACAAGCTCGGGGACCCGAAGTCGCTGTTCTGGAAGGTGCGCCAGTTCGTGAAGCTGCTACCCGTCGAGTTCCGGCCCGCCGGCTATGACGAAAGCAAGCACGCGCCGCACATGCGCATCCTGAACCCGGAAACGGGCTCGGCCATCATCGGCGAGGCCGGCGACAACATCGGCCGCGGTAACCGCACCTCGATCTACTTCAAGGACGAATCCGCGTTCTACGAGCGTGCCGAGGCGATCGACGCCGCGCTGTCGCAGACTTCGAACTGCAAGATCGACCTGTCGACCGTGAACGGCAACGGCAACCCGTTCTACAAGAAGCGGCACAGCGGCAAGATCAAGGTCTTCACCTTCCACTGGAAGCAGGACCCGCGCAAGGACGACGCCTGGTACCAGAAGCAATGCGACACGCTGGACCCCGTGATCGTCGCCCAGGAGATCGACATCGACTACAACGCCTCGACGACGGACAGCTTCATCGACGGCAACCTGATCGCGGCGGCGCAGCGCAACGGCCCGGCAGACGTGGAAGCCATAGGCGACTGGGTGGTCGCGATCGACGCTGCACACTTCGGCGACGACGAGAGCGTTATCCACAAGCGCCGCGGCCGCCTGAACCTGCCGCAGCTCACGCGGCGAGGCCTCGACGGTCCGCAGCTAGCCGCCGTGGTCGTGGCCGAATGCGACGACCTGGTCGACGCCGGCGGCGCGATCGGCGGCATCGTCATCGAGCTCGATGGCCCTGGTGTCTCCTGCTACGACGCGCTGCGCCTCAGCAAATACCGCGCCCTGGTGGTCGGCGTGCACACCGGTGCTCGCCTGTCCGATGGCAAGAACTACAACGTGCGCGCCAAGATGTGGCGCGATGCCCGTGACTACCTGGAGCAGGCCCCGGTTTCGGTACCGAACGACGGCGAACTGCGCTCGCAGCTTGCTTCGGTGAAGTACCGCTACAAGGATGGCCTGCTGCTGATGCAGTCGAAGAAGGAATACAAGGCCGAGTTCGGCAAATCGCCGGACCGCGCCGACGCCTTCGTGCTGTCGTTCGTACCGGTCAAGCAACGCAAGCCGGTCGCGAGACCGAAGCTGAACACGGCGTCGAGCCCCAATGGCTGGATGGGATAAATGGAAACCACTACCGACAAACCCGATACCAAGACGAGCGACAAGCTGCTCGCCGAGGTGAAGAAACGCTTCAAGCGCTGCGAGGACTTCGAAATCGAAGCGCGTGCTCTCTGGCGCGCCGACGTGCGCTTCGCCAACGGCGACCCGGACAACGGCTGGCAGTGGGACGACATGATGCGCAAAGCCCGCCAGCAGGACAAGCGCCCTTGCCTCACGATCAACAAGACGAAGCAGCACAACCGCCAGATCACGAACGACCAGCGGCAGAACAAGCCGGCGATACGCGTCTACCCGGTGGACAGCGGCGCCGACAAGAAGACTGCCGAGATCATCAACGGCGTGATCAGGCACATCGAGCAGAACAGCAACGCCGAGGTGGCCTACGACACCGCGGCCGAGCACCAGGTCGACGGCGGCCTGGGCTACTGGCGCGTGGTGACCGATTACGCGAGCGACGACAGCTTCGACCAGGAGATCTTCATCCGGCGGGTGAAGAACCCGCTGAACGTCTACCTCGATCCAGACATCCAGGAAGCGGACGGAAGCGACGCGCGCTTCGGCTTCGTGTTCGAAGAGCTGCCGCGCGAGGAATTCGAGGCGCGCTATCCGAACGTCGACGCTGCCGACTGGTCACTCGACGGCCCGGCCGACGACTGGCTCAGCAAGGACAACGTCCGGATATGCGAGTACTTCCGCCGCGTCGAGTTGGCCGACAAGCTGTTTGTCGACGCCGAGGGTAACGTGCTCAAGGCATCGGACATGGACCAGGCGGCCCTGGTGGCCGCAGCCTCCGCCGGCTGGCGTTCGCGCCCGGTGAAACGGTTGCAGGTCGAGTGGTACCTGGTGGCCGGCAATACGGTGCTCGAGAAGAAGGACTGGCCGGGCCGATACATCCCAATCGTGCGCGTCGTCGGCGACGAGATCGAGATCGACGGCAAGATCGACCGGAAGGGCCACACCCGCCAGATGAAGGACGCGCAGCGCATGTACAACTACAACTCGTCCGCGAGTGTGGAATACGGCGCGCTGCAGACCAAGACGCCGATCCTGGCCGCCGCCGAGGCGATCGAGGGCTACGAGGATCACTGGAACAACGCGAACACCCAGAACAAGCCCTACCTGCCGTACAACCATCGCGACGAGCTGGGCAACCCGCTGCCGGTGCCGACGCGGATCCAGCCGCCCTCGCCCGCCACCCTGTTCCTGGATGGCATGCGCGTGGCGTCGGAAGAAATGAAGATGGCCAGCGGCCAGTACGACGCCAGCATGGGCGCCCAGTCGAACGAGACCTCGGGCCGCGCCATCATGGCCCGGCAGCGCGAGGGCGACACCGCGACCTTCCACTTCATCGACAACATCGCCCGCGCGATCAAGTACACCGGGAAGATCCTGGTCGATTTGATCCCGAAGGTCTACGACACGCCGCGGCTGATCCGCATCCTCGGCGAAGACGGGAAGGAAGACCACGCGCAGATCGACCCGAGCAGCAAGCAGGCCTATGTAAAGCAGCAGACCACGGCCGGCGAGCTGCAGGAGATCTACAACCCGGGCATCGGCCGCTACGACGTGGTCGTCGCTGTGGGCCCAAGCTACAGCACCCGGCGCCAGGAAACCTTCCAGGCGCTGACCGAGATTGCCTCGCGCAACCCGGCCGTGATGCAGCTGGCGGGCGACCTGGTGATGAAGGCGGCCGACTTCCCGATGGCCGAGGAGCTGGCCGAGCGCTTCGAGAAGGCGCTTCCTCCGAACGTGAAGGGCGAGGAAGGCGCCGATCCGAAGACGCAGGCGCTCCAGCAGCAGCTCGAGCAGACGCAGGCCCAGTTGCAGGAGCTGGGTTCGAAGTACAACCAGCTGCACGACGCCAAGGGTGTGGAGACGCAAAAGCTGCGCCTCGACAGCTACCGCGCCGAAACCGACCGCCTGAAGATCCTTGTCGGCCAAATGCCGCAGCAGGTGTCCCAGGCGATCGCGCAGGAATTCGGCCTCGACCTGGCCAGCGAGCCGCTGGTCGCACCCGATGGTGCCCCACACGACGCGGCGGCAGCACCTCCGCCGCCAGCAGCAGGACCAGCAACACCGCAACCCGAAGAGAACCCGCCGAGCGCGGGTTTTTCTTTGCCCGAACAGCAGTAACCCGCAGCACCGTACCCGTCCGGCTCGACGGGGCTTCAATCCTCTTGGGAAACCATGACCACTGAAAACGAAAGCGGCCTCCCGTCGCAGGCGAACAGCGCCGAACAGGGTGCACACCAGGTCGAGCAGCACACCAGCACGGACACGACCACCGGGCAACAGCAGCAGGAGCAACAGCAGGATCAGCAGGCCGATCAGCAGCAGGAACAGAAGCGCACGCCCTGGTTCCAGCAGCGCATCGGCGAACTGACCCGCGAAAAGTACGAGGCACGACGCACGGCCGATGAACTGCAACAGCGGCTCGCGCAGTACGAGCAGCAAATGGCGCAGATGCAGCAGGGCTTCGAGCCCGAGCAACAGCAGCAGCCGAACCAGTTCGACGTGCGCACCCTCGCGCAGCAGGAAGCCAGCCGCATGCTGGCCGAGCAGCGCTTCGCCGATCAGTGCAACAAGGTCTACAGCAGCGGCAAGGCGGAGTTCCCCGACTTCGACCAGTCCGTCGCGAATCTTCAGATGGTGGGCGTCAGCCGGGACTTCCTCGAGCTGGCCACGTCGTCCGATGTCGGAGCAAAGCTGCTCCACCACCTTGGCACCGACCTGGACGAAGCCGCACGCATCGCCTCGCTGCCTCCTGTGCAGATGGCGCGTGAACTGACCCGGCTGGAATTCAAGCTGAGCCAGCCGGCCGCGCCGAAACCTGTCAGCAAAGCACCCGCGCCTATCACCCCGCTCGGCTCATCCGCGACGAATGACGTCGACCCGAGCCGCATGAGCGACGCCGAGTGGTTCGCGCACCGTCAAAAAACCCGCAAATAGTGAAAGTGAATCATGCCGAATAACATCCTGACCCATCAGATGCTGGCCCGCGAAGCGGCCGCCATGCTGTCCGAGGAAGCGAACTTCCTCTCCAACATCAACCGCGGCCGCGAGGAAGAATTCAAGTCGCAGCCAAACGGCTACCGCAAAGGCGACAAGGTCGACATCGGCATCCCGCCGGTGCCGACCGTGTTCGACGGCGCGAACTTCGCCGGCGGCGGCGCCGCACCGGACCAGAACGAGCAGAAGGTCACCCTGCAGCTCTCCACCCAGAAGCACGTGCCGCTGACCTTCACCGCGAAGGAAAAGGCGCTGTCGATCAGCGACTTCAAGGAGCGCTTCCTGAAGCCGGCGATGAACTCGCTGGCCTCGGTCGTGCAGGCCGACCTGATCCAGCGCGCCGTGCTGGCCACACCGAACGTCGTCGGCACCCCGGGCACCACGCCGAACAGCTTCAAGACGTACGGCCAGGCCCGCAGCGTGCTCGAGCGCTTCCTGGCGCCCGGTACCGACCGCACCGTCCTGGTGAGCTCGGACGCGAGCAACGAGCTGGCCGACGCGATCAAGAACCAGCAGAACCCGAGCGACACCGGCAACAAGGCGTTCAAGGAAGGCTACATCACCCGCGCCCAGAACTTCGACATGTACGAGAACCAGTCGCTGCCGATGGTCGCCAACGGCACCGCGACTGGTTTCACGGTCAACGGCGCCGGCCAGACCGGCGACAAGCTGAATATCGGCGGCCTGACCGCTGGCCAGACCATCCTGAAGGGCACCGTGTTCAGCATCCCAGGTGTTTTCGGTGTGCATCCGATCCTGGGCGTCTCGAACGGCAAGCTGCGCCAGTTCGTCGTCCGGACCGATTTCACCGCCGGCGCGGCGACCGGTCAGATCGACATCTTCCCGCCGCTGTCGACGACCACCCAGGCGGCAATCGGCACGGTGTCGGCACTGCCGGCGAACGGCCAGGCGGTGTCGCTGGTCGGCGCTGCCTCGACGGCATACCGCCAGCAGCTGGCGTTCCACAAGGACGCCTTCACCGCCGCGTTCGCGCCGCTGCCGATCCTGGCCTCGTGCGAGGGCTATACCGCGACCGTCAACGGCTTCTCGGTGCGCGTGATGACCTTCGGCAACGGCCAGTCCGATACCGAATCGACCCGCGTCGACGTGCTGTACGGCTTCGCATCGGTCCGTCCGGACCACGCGGCGCGCGTCAGCGAATAACCATCAGCCCGCCTGCCCTGCTCCGGCCGGGCAGGCTCACCGGAGAACCACATGTTCCAGGAATACCCGAAAGCCCTGTACAAGGGCGGCGACCAGGCCGCCGAGCACGTCATCGTGGCCGACGCCAAGGACGAGGCTGCAAAGCGCAAGGCCGGCTTCAAGATGCTGGGCGAGCCCGAGACCGAAGACAAGCCGAAGACCAAGGGCAAGCAGGCCGAGACCGAAGACAAGCCGACGGAAGGCGGCGCGCCGGCGCCAGAAGGCGACAAGGCACCCGAATGAGCACCGCCGGCGACATCATCAACCAGGCGCTGAAGGACGTCGGCGTGATCGGTCCCGGCGAAGCGGCGTCTGGCGACGATGTCGTCGACGCGCTCGACACCCTAAACCAGATGATCGCGCAGTGGCAGGTCCTGCCCGGATGCGTGCCGAAGGCGCCCTTCTCGCTGGCGGTCATCGAAGACCTGTCCGCGCCCCTGAACCTGCCGCCCCTCTACGACGCAGCGCTGCGCTACTCGCTGGGCGAGCGCCTGACCACCGTGTTCTCGGTGCCGGCGCGCGCTGACATCGTCATGCTCGCCCTACAGGCCCGCAAGGTCCTCAAGCGCAGCAACCTGGTGGTCCCTGACGCCGAGATGCCGGGCGCGCTACAGTTCGGGCGCCGGCTTGGCGCCTGCTGCGGAGAAGACCCATGCGCATGAAACTGCCCATCGTAGGACCGTCCTACCAAGCGCGCAGCCTGAACGCGGACGCCCAGCGCACGCTGAACTGCTACATCGAGCTGGACAACGCAAGCCCGCGCGCGCCAGCGGCGCTGTACGGGACGCCCGGTTTGGTGCGCAAGCTGACCTTCCCGACGGCGCCGGTGCGCGCCTGCTTCAAGGAAGGCACGTACAGCTGGTGGGTTGCCGGCGATACGGTCTACCGTGTCGACGCCGACTACCAGCAGCTGGCGATCGGCAAGATCGCGACCGAGACGGGCGAGATCGGCATCGCGTCGAACGGTGCCCAACTCCTAATTGTCGACGGCGTGGCCGGCTGGCTGGTAGACGTCAAGGCCTCGGTCCTGACGGCCATCAGCGACCCCGAATTCCCGAACGGCGTGCGCCGCGCAACCTACCAAGACGGCTTCTTCCTGGTGGCTGGCGACGGCACGGGCAAGTTCTACATCAACGAGCGGCCGAACGACGGCTCGCAGTGGAACGGCCTGGACTTCGCCTCTGCCGAGGGCTCGCCCGACAACACGATCGGCATCATCAGCGACCACCGCGAGGTCTGGTTGTTCGGCGAGCTGTCCGCCGAGGTCTGGGTAAACACCGGCAACGCCGACTTCCCATTCCAGCGCTCGGGCAACGTGTTCATCGAGCACGGCTGCGCCGCCGCCGGCACCGTGGCCAAGGCCGACAACACCGTGTTCTGGCTCGGCGCCGACGACAAGGGCTCGGGCGTGGTCTGGCGCGCTGACGGCTACACGCCGCTGCGCATCTCGACGCATGCCCTGGAAAAGGCGCTCGCCGGCTACGAGACGATCGCGGACGCCGTGGCCTTCACCTACCAGCAGGAAGGACACATTTTCTACGTGCTCACCTTCCCGACTGCCGGCGCGACCTGGTGCTATGACGCGGCGACGCAGCTGTGGCACGAGCGCGCTTGGCGCAACCCCAGTACCGGCCAGCTCACCCGGTGGCGGCCGAACTGCCGCGTGTACGCCAACGGTGCGCACCTGGTCGGCGACTTCGAAAATGGCAACGTCTACGCGCTCGACCTCGACGTCCATGATGACGACGGCGCGCCGATCCTTCGTCTGCGCCGCACGACCGCCACCGAGGTGATGCAAGAGCGGATGTTCTACACCTCCCTGCAGTTGGATATGGAAACCGGGGTCGGCACGGTCGATGGCCAGGGCGAGGCGCCGGTTGTGATGCTGCGCTACTCGAACGACGGCGGACACACCTGGAGCGTCGAGCGCACCGCGACGGCCGGCGGGACTGGCGAGTATGGCGCACGGGCGCGCTTCACCCGGCTCGGCTCCGGCCGCAACCGTGTTTGGGAGATCAGCATGACCGATCCAGTGAAATTCGCCGTGTTCGGCGCAGTGCTCGACGCTCAGCAGGGGGCGGCATGACGGCGGCGCTTACGGCATTCCCGGCGCGCATCCGCTTCGTGAACGCGGACGGCACCCTGACGCCCGAGGCGCTGCGCATGCTCGAGCTGCTGGTCGGGCGCGTGGGCGGCACGATCGGCGACCTCGGCGATGACGTCTTCGCACAGCCAGAGGCGCAGCACATTTTGGCCGGCGACATCGCCCAGCCCTGCCCGCCTCCTCAGGTATTGGGCGATGTGCCCGTGCAGCCGGCGCCGCCCGTCCTCGGCGAGCCCGAGATGATCATGCAGCAAGCCCCAGTCCGGGCCGACCAGGTCCACGGCCTGGGCACCATGGCGACCCAGAACACGGGCGCCGACTTCAACGGCAGCCTCACCGGGAAAACGGTGACGGTTGTCAAAGGCATCATTACTTCGGTGGCATAAATGCAACGACTTCCAAAGCAAATCGCACTGGCCGAGCTGGCCGGCGCGCCGGTCGACCTGTACACGGTGCCGGCAAACACCAAAACCACGATCTCGGCCTGCTCCGTCACCAACAAGAGCGCCGAGGCGCGCACGGTCACTGTGCTGGCGCGCCAAGGTGGCGGCGCCGCGCGGCACCTGGCCTACAAGCTGGGCGTCGCCGCCGGCGAAACCCGTATCGTGCACGGCGCACTTGCGCAGACGCTGGAAACGGGCGGGGTGCTGTCCGCGCACGGCGACGTGGGCGGCTCGCTCGACATCGTGGTTTCCGCCTACGAGACGAACCCATGATCCGGCGCGCGGCCGCCGCTGACATCGATCGGATGGTCGAGCTGGGGCGCAAGTTTCATGCATATGCCGGCGTCGCCGAGATTCCGTTCGACCCGGACTCGTTCCGTTGCACGCTCGAGCGCGGCCTTGCCGACCCCGCCCAGTGCTATCTCGTCGCCGACGTCGACGGCCAGGTGCAAGCCATGGCTGGCGCGATCGCTTACCCGCCCTACTTCAACCACGCCGTGCTGACCGCTCAAGAGCTGTTCTGGTGGTCGGAGTGCGCCGCCGGCATGCGTCTGCATGACGCTCTGGCCGCGTGGGCAAACGAGCTCGGCTGTGGATCTTTCGCGATGGTTGCCCTGGCCGACGACCGCAACACCCGCATGGCTCGACTCTACAAACGCATGGGCTACCGCCCTACCGAACAAATCTTCTTGAAAAGGTTATAACAATGGCAATCGGAACAGCTACCGCCATCCTCGGCGGCGCGGCGATTGGCGGGCTGACCTCCATCATCGGCGGTAATAAGGCCGCGAAGGCCCAGCAGCAGGCAGCGCGCGACGCCAATGCGCTTGCCATGGAAACAAAGAACCAGGAGCTGGCCCTCCAACGCGAGATGTTCGAAAAGAGCGTCGAGCTGCAACAGCCAGCGATCGATGCCGGCAATACCGCGCGCAGCCGGCTGATGGAACTGCTGGGCCTGTCCGCCGGGGGCGCCGACAACGGCTCGCTTATGCGCGACTTCAGCATGGCCGATTTCGAGGCCGACCCGGGCTACCAGTTCCGAATGGATGAAGGCCAGCAGGCGCTCGAGCGCAGCGCCGCAGCACGAGGCGGCCTGTTGTCCGGCGCCGCCCTGAAGGATACGGCCCGATTTTCGCAAGGCCTGGCTTCCCAGGAATACGGCGCCGCCTTCGACCGATTCAACACCAACCGCATCGCGAAGATGAACCCGTTGCTGTCGCTGGCCGGCGCAGGCCAAACGGCGTCGACCACGGCCGGCAACGCTGGCCAGCAGTTCGCGAGTATGGGTAGTAATTCTCTCGGCCAGTACGGCGCCACCGCTGGGCAGAACATCCTTGGGGCCGGCAACGCACGGGCGTCCGGCTACGTGAACACCGCCAACGCGATCAATAACGGTGTCGGCATGGCGATCAACGGAATGCAGCAGAACGAACTGCTCAAGATGCTCAACAAAGGAGCCTAACCATGGCGCTCGACCCGAACATCATCACCGGCATCCGGCCGGTACAGATCGACTCGCCCGTGAATGCCCTTGCCCAGGCCTTGCGTGTCCAGGGCATGCAGCAGGAAACCCAGATGGGCCAGGCCAAGCTCGACGAATACCAACGTGCGAAGGCGCGGCAGAACAAACTTACCGCCTGGGCTCAGTCGCTGCCGGCGAACACCGCGGACGAGCAGCGCATCAGTGGAATGAGAAATCAAGGCTGGTTCGACGAGGCCGACAAGCTGGAAGCTAGCATGCTGGCGCGCCAGAAGACTGACGCCGAGGTGAAAGCGAAGGAATGGGAGACCCAGTCGAAGAAACTGGACTTGGCCGGCCAGGCCTTCGGATACGTCCGCCAGAATCCCACCCTCGAGGCGGCGCACCAGGTGCTGGACTACCTCGGCCAGAACGGCGTCTACTCGCCGGAGATCGTGGCGCAATACAAACAGGCGGTTGCCGCCGACCCGACGAAAATTGCCTCGCTGGCTGACACCGCGTTCCGCACCGTCCTGGGCGCCAAGGAGCAGCTGATGAAGACTGATACTCGCAACCTGGGCGGTACCACGCAAACCCTCGGGATCGATCCGGTCAGCGGCAAGGCCACCGTGCTGAACACGGCAACGAACAGCGTGTCGCCGGATGCCGTGCTGCAGGCCGAGACCACGCGCCGCGGCCAGAACATGGCTGATGCCCGTGCCCGCGAAGCGCAAAACCACAGCGACGGAACCGGCCTGTCGGACGCCACGAAAATGCGCATTGCGATGCAGTTCGTCGACGCCGGCGACACCAGCGGGCTGAAAAACATCGGCCGCGGTGCCCAAGGGGCGAAGGACCTGCGCGGCATCCAGAATGCAATTACCGACTATGCGACCAGCAAGGGCCTGAACCCGACGGAAATCTCGGCAAAGATTGCTGACTTCGAAGGCTTGAAGGCGGGGCTGCGCACTTCGGCAAATATTAGTGCGCGTGTCGAGAACGCCATTTCCGAGGCGAAGGAACTGGCACCGCTGGCAATCGAAGCAGGGCGCCAAGTGTCGCGTTCGGGGATCCTGGCGTTCGGCCGCGCCCAAGTGATGTTCGACACGCAGACCAATGACCCAGCGCTGAAAGCCTTTGCCACTGCCAACAATGGCCTGGTCTCAGCCTACGCCGGCGCGATGGCGCGTGGCCAGAAGCCCACCGTTTCCGACTACGACCATGCTCGTGAAATCTTGGCTGCACCGCAAAGCCAGGCGGCATATGAGGCAACTGTCAAACAGATGTACGCGGAGATGGCCGCCGCATCCCGGGCGCCGCAGAACGTGCGCGAGCACTTGCGCGGGCAGATCAGCGGGAAAGGCAGCGGGCACGATGCTGTGCCCGCAACTGCATCGCCAGGAATACCCGACGACATCACGGCACTATTGAAAAAACATGGAGGGAAGTAATGCCCACTCGCGAAGAGTTGTATACCGCCCTGCGCAACGCAGACAAAGCGGGTGACGTCGAGGGCGCGCGAAGACTCGCTGCTTACATCCAGTCCATGCCAGAGACTGTAGCCGAGCCGGCCATACAACAGAGTCCGGTTCGGGACCGGAGCATGATCCTCGACGGCGCGAAAGGCGCGCTGGCCGGCGCCGGCCTCGGCTTCGGCAACCTGGTGCTGGGCGCGCAGCGGCTGGCCGGCAAGGGCCTGGTCGCACTGGACGACATGACGTCGTCGCCGACCCTGTCGACCCTGGTCACCGGCAAGAAGCCGCAATCGGCCGTCGGCCGCGCCGGCGAATGGCTGGTGAAGGACGCCGAAGCCGGCAAGGCCCGGCTGGCCCAGGAAAACGCGCCGTACAAGGAAGCCAGCCCGCTGGCGAACCTGACCGGAGAGGTGGGCGGCGGCATCGTGGCCACCTTGCCGGTGGGCGGCCTGCTGCCTGGCGCGCTGCGCACCGCGTCCACGGCAAAGGGTGTGGTCGGCATCGTGCCGCGCGCTGGCCAGGCTGCGGGCGTCGGCGCAGTGTACGGCGGCGTGACCGGCGCCGCCGGCTCGAACGCCGATACCTTCGGAGGCATGCTCGCGGACGGCGCTCAGGGCGCGGCGGTCGGTGCGACCGTGGGCGGCGTCAGCACCCCGGCCGTCGCTGCCCTTGGCGCAGTTTCGCGCAACGTGGGCCAGCGCGTCTCGAAGACCAAGGCGGCCGACTTCGCACGCGAGAAGATCGCAGAGGCGCTCGCGCGCGACGCTCGCGGCACGCTGGCCACCACGGGGCAGACGAACCCGCTATACCAGGCCGCCTCGCGCTTCGTGAAGCTGGGAGACGAGGCCGTGGTGGCGGACGCTGGCGGCCGCAACACGAACCAGCTGCTCGACACGCTGGTCACCCTGCCCGGCCGCACGAAGGAAAAGGCGTTCAACGTGCTGCACGAGCGCACTGCCGGCGTCGGCGGCCGCATGCGCGCCGCGGCGGAGGACACGCTGGGCACCCAGGGGCAGCGCCTGCCGAGCACGGTGGATTCGCTGATCGCGCGCCGCCAGCAGGACTCGGCGCCGCTGTACAACCAGCTGCGCCAGGTCGACATCCAGCCGAGCGCCCAGCTGGTCGACATCGTGAAGGCCGCCGATGACCTGGGCGCCACCAAGCTCGGCCGCGAGATTGCGACGGCGCGCCAGATGCCCTTCACGCTCGACGCCGGCCAGCCGGCGCGCTGGAACATGGGCGACCTGGATCACGTCAAGCAGGGTATCGACCAGGTGCTGGCCAGCCGCAAGGCGATGAACCCGGACGGCACGCTGACGCCGATCGGCCACGCCTACCAGGCGCTGAAGACGAAGCTGGTCGGCGCACTCGACGACGCGACCACGAACTCGCAGACCGGCACCTCGCTGTACCGCGAAGCCCGCGCGGCGTTCGCGACGCCTTCCTCGCTGATCGATGCGGCGAACGCCGGCCGCTCCGCGATCACTCGCGACGAGGCCAGTATCGCCAAGATCGTAAAGGGCATGTCGGATAACGAGCTGCAGGCATTCCGCATCGGCGCCTACGAGGGTCTGCATGCGAAGCTCGGCACCCAGGGCGGCCAGACCAACATCATGAACATGTGGAAGGAGCCGGCCACCCAGGAGAAGCTCCGCGCGATCTTCGGCAACGAGCGCTCGTATCGGCAGTTCGCCGCGAGCGTGGCCAAGGAGGCGCAGCTCAAGCGCCTGCAGAGCGTCGGCACCGGCTCGCAGACGGCCGCTCGCCAGGCGGCGACGGAGGATCTCGGCCTGTCCGCGATGACCGACGCCGGCGTGGCGTTCGGCGCCGCCAAGTCCGGCAACCTGCTGGGCGCGCTCGGTGCCGGCAAGAACGCATGGAACCGTGTGGCGGTACCGCAGGCCGTGCGCGACCAGATGGGCAATATGCTGCTCTCGCGGGGCCCGGAAGGCGCTGCGACGCTCAACAGCCTGGCCGACCTGGTCGGCATGGTGAACACGCGCAACATGCTGCTGGCCAACCGCGTCGGCATGATCGGTGGCCAGGCCAGCGGGAACCTGCTCACGAAGATGCTCGAGCAGCCGGCCCGACAGCAGTAACCCAGCAGCTTTGACAACGAACCCGCCCGGGAAACCGCGGCGGGTTTTTTTATGCACCAAGCCTGGCCGAGACCAGGTGATGAAACGAGGCCCACATGAACGGCGTCATCGCAACAATCCCACGATTTCAGTTTTCCAACGCGCTGGGCGTGCCGCTCGCCGGCGGCACCCTGGCCACCTACCTGGCCGGCACGACCACGCCGGCGAAAACCTACCAGGACCAGGCGCTCACGATCGAGAACACGAACCCGGTCAAGCTCGACGCGCGCGGCGAGTGCGTGCTCTGGCTGGATCCGGCGAAGAGCTACAAGTTCGTCTTGAAGAGCGTTCTGGGGGTTACGCAGTGGACCCAAGACAATGTGAGCGGCGCGCTCGGCAGTAACGGCGAGCGGCCGGTACAGACGGAGCAGCAGATTGCAAAGGACCGGCAAACCATTTTCATCCTGAAGAACCTCGCCTACACGCCCGGAATCGGATCCCTTAAGGTCTACGTGGACGGCTTTCGAGTGATGCCGCCCGACTATGCCGAAACCGCTCGCGACACCGTAACGTTCAAGGTCGGGTTGCGCAAGGATCAAGAGGTCCTGTTCGAAACCGGCAGCGGTCTCAATAGCCAGTCCACCAATGACGCTGCCATGATTCCTTTTTACCCCTCGTCCGGCGCACCAACAAATGTCGGCGCCATGCTGCAGAACATCGCCGGCAACACCGATATCTCGAGGCTTGCCAGCGCCGAGCCGGCGTCTGATTCTGACATCCTGATGATCCGCCAGAATGGTGCAAACAGGGGTCTCCGCATGGAGCGCCTGCGCGCCGAGGTTGCCGCGCCTGTGGCGACGGAGCGCCTCGCCGCCGAAGCTGCACGTGATCGGGCGGTAGCGGCTGCGGAAGCGGCCCAGCGCGCCGCTAACTCGGCCACGTATCTGACCTATGCCGCGATGCTGGCCGATACCACCCGGCCAGCCAACACGCAAGGCTGTGTCACGAATGATGGTGACCAGACGAAAAACGGATACTGGGTCTGGACCGGTGCGATCTGGCAGCGAAGCGGCTTGCAGCCGGCCTCGTCCGCTGACTTGGCCAAGTACCAGAACCGGATTGAAGGTGGCGACGACCTGGTCATTGATTCGGAGCGCGGACAGCTCATCGTCGGGCTGCAGAACAGCTCCCCGAACGCGCTTGTCTTCATGGCTGGCAACGAAGCAATCGCACGAATCGATACCGCAGCGGGCGTGTTCTCTACCAGTCTGCGCCTCGATGCGGGCGTTGAGCAGCGGCCAGAAACTGTCTTTGTCGACGTCCCGCCAGTGTTCCACCGCGACACCACGGTACCAGCCTACGCGCGCCAGTCGCGCTTGTACCAGGGCACGCCGAGCATCGAGCGCACCGCAGGCGGAAGTTACTGGGTTGCGTGGCGTGCCGACACGGCGACCGGCCATGAAGGACCGGGCAATTTCGCCGTGATGGGACGTATGGCGGGGCCCGCAGCACCGCTGATCGAGCACGGGGTGTTCGCCTTCGATAGCATGGCGGCCTTCATCACGGACCCCATGCTCTGGCGCGCGCCGGACGGCTGTATGTGGATGTTCTTCGGCGTTTCCGGAAACGGGACCGACTATGACGGCGTGGGCGGCTCCTGGGCGGTTATCTGCCAGAACCCTGACGCGAAGTTTCCAGTTTGGGGCAAACCGTTCCGCCTGTCGTATCACGGCGACCCGCGTCACCCGGTGATGGTGAATGGCCAGTGGTACATCGCGATCGACGGCTGGCGTTTCAGTGCCGAGCTGCCGCCGCGCTACCTCGACCACTCGGGGGGCATCATTCATCGCATCGACTGGCAAAACCAGCGCGTGCATAAGGTCTCGCGGCTGCCACCGAACAACAACGGGACGCATAGTGGCTTCTTCGAGACCGAATTCTTCCAGCGTTCCGATGGCTCGGTGCTGGCCACCTGCCGGTGGACGGCTGGCGACTCGGGGGTCCTGTATGCGATCAGCAACGACATGATGCAGACCTGGAGCAGCTGGCAAAACTACCTGGCATTGGCGCCGGCGTCGTCGTCGCGTATCTGGCTGGGGCGCTCGCCGAGTGGTCGCGTGGTGTGCTGCTGGAATAACGACACGATCCGGCGCACGCTGACACTGGGCCTGTCCGAAGACGACGGCGCCACGTTCCCCTATCGGGTGCTGGTTGAGCCGAACCAGGACCACGGCGTGTCGTACCCCATCGTCACCTTTGGAGACAACGGCCAGATTCTTGTGGCCTACGACGTAGAACGCAACATCCTCCGTCATATCTGTGTTGCGACGGTTGTCGAAGACGAGATTGTCGCCGGCACTGCTGTCCCATTCATCAACCTCGTTAGCGCACCATAAGGAGCACCATGCGCGTTTCCGCATTCGATACAAGGGTTCTGTCCGGGCTTCCGCAGGCGCTGAAGCTGCGCCTCGCGATCGCCGGCTTTGCCGGCTCTGCTGAAAACAGCACGAGCTACGCCGCAGCGGACCTTCCGACGGCCGACAAGTTTTCCGGCATTCTGACCGCTCCGAACGGGGTGCAGATCTTCATCCCGTACAGCTACAACAAGGTCGGCCGCTTCGATCCGGCGACGGGGATCTTCAGCGACGGCGCCGCGATACCCACCGGCTCCGCGCGCTACCGTGGCGGCTGCTACCACCCGCAGACTGGCCTGATGATCTTTGCCCCCATCCTGGCCACGACCATCGGCCTGTACGACCCAGTGACCGACATCTTCACGACCGGCGCAAATGTCGGCGCATCGCCGGGTTATCACGGCGCGATCGTGTCGAGCCGCACGGGCAAGGTGATCCTGATTCCAGGGACGAAGACGACGATCGATACCTACGACCCCGTCACCAACGTGGTCACGACTGGCCCAGCCCACGGCGGCAGCATCACGTCGTATTTCAGCAGTGCCGAGGAGCTGCCGGATGGGCGGATCCTGCTCGTCACCTACAGCGCTGGAAAATTCGTGATCTACGACCCGGTGACAAACACGGTGGTCGACGGTCCGATTAACTCGGGCACCGCGCGCTTCTACGGGTCGGTGAAGCTGCCCAGCGGCGACGTCGTGTGTGTGCCCTACAGCTCGGACTTCCTGACGATCTATCGCTGGCGCACGAACGACCTGTTCCGGATCGCCATCCCGGCAGATGGCGCCAAGTATCGAGGGGGCGCCCTGGCGCCGGACGGGCGTGTGATCTTTGCGCCCAATAACTACGATAAGGTCGGCTGGTATGACCCGGCCACCAACAAATACGGCGAAGGACCGGCGCTTAACCTGGGCGTCGCGGGGAAATACTCGGGGGCCTGCGCAGCAGTGAACGGAACCGTGACCTTCGCTCCGTACGCCCACACGAAAATCGGGCGCTTCAAGGCGGTGTCGGTTGGATCGCTCCCGCTGATCCCGCTGCAGAGCATTCACTACAACAAGGGTTGATTGATGAGCAAAGCATTCGAAAATGCGCACAAGATTGCGTCGTGGGTCGATCTGGTCGCGATCGGCGCCGACCCCACCGGCATGACTGCGGCCGATACCTACGTCACGCAGGCCTTGGCGACTGGCTTGCCGATTCGCGTCCCAGCGGGCGCGACGATCCGCTGCGCCAGGCCCATTACCAAGTCTCTCGCGATCGGCCAGGACTTCATTCTCACAGGCGCTGGCCGGGAGAGTTCGCGACTGCTCTTCTCCGATTCTGCCACCGGCGGCATCGCTGTGAATTACAGCACGGACTCCAGCGGCCAGTCCCAGGGCGACAAGTCGGCCATCAGGATCATTGGCCTGGACATCGAGACCGAGCGCGCCGGCGGTGGTACCGCCATCAGTATCATCAACACCCCGCCAGCAGGGCAGGTCAACGAGACGCAAGTCGCGGTCGACCTGCAGGACCTGCGGACCAACGGAGCTTCTGGCGCGGCTTACTGGGATTTGCACCAGGAGCTGCGGAACGTGACCTTCCCGAACATTCGGGACGTCGAGGCGCAAGACGCCGCAAACCGCGGCGTAGCCCTATCCCTGAATAGCACGGGCGACTACAGCGCCGTGGAATTCGCCATCGACAACTACCGGGCAAATCAGGTCGGTACCGGCCTGCAGGTGCGCGGCCGATGCGAGGGCGTCTACGCTTCCCACTTCGTCGCGGTCGGCGGAAAGGTCGGTATCGACTGGCAGGCCACGTCGATAACGGGCGGCAAGAAGCCTCTCCTGTCCCTGGCAGCGTCGCACATCAACGTTTCCGATACGGCGGTCAAAGGGGTCGACATCTCCCAAGTCATCGCCTCCGACACCTTGATCTATGTGACCAACTCCTCGGTGACGCCTTCGGTCGGGTTCGATTTCTCTGCAACGGGTAACCTGTCGAACGAGAACCACCAGCTCGCAGGCGTCACGATCATCGGCCTGGGCCCGCGCGAAGGCTCGCAGTCCGTCGGCGTAAAGTTGGGTGCGAACGTGGCCGGCTGCACGATCGACGCGCGGATCGATAACCTGGGGACTGGCGTGGCCAACGCCGGACGGAACAACTTCATCGCGCCCAGCTCGAAGATTTCGAACTGCGTCACGCGCACGACGGGCTTTACCGAGCTCGGCTGGTACGGCGATACAGGGAGCACTGTCAGCGTCGACGGTTCACTGCAGTCTGAATTCTCCGACGGCACCGGCTTCCACCGTGATCAAGGGCGCGAGCAGATCCGTGTTGAGAGTTTCACGTTCGAGGCAAGCGCCGCCGAGGAAACCATCACCCGCGCGCTACCCCGCGCGTTCAGGAAAGACACGCTCAACCTGATCGCCTGCTGGGGCGAGATCGTCATCAGCGGGGCCCAGGTGTTCCCGCTGCTGGCGGCTTGTACCGACAAAGAGCTGAAGTTCCAGATCCGTGGCGCCAGTGCCGGCAGCACCTATCGCATCAATTACATCGCGTACGGCTACTGATCGGTAGACGCATCAGCAAGACCGCAGCCGCCTTCGGGCGGCTTTTTTTATGGCCGCTCGGCCACCTCATGAAAGAACCAAATGAACCAGACCCCTACCCCTGGCGGCGGCTTCGACTTTGACGCGATGCTCAGCTGGGCCCTCCTGATCGGGCTGTCGCTGTGGGGCGGCTTCGCCTCCTTCTACCGCAAGCTCAAGGACGGCCACGTACGCGTTTTCAACATCACCGAACTGATCGGCGAGCTGGTGATCTCCGGCTTTACCGGGATCGTGGTCGCCAACCTGTGCGACTCGATTCCGGCATGCCCGACGCCGCTCAAGTACGCCCTCGTCGGCATCGCTGCCCACATGGGTTCGCGCGCCCTGTTCAAGCTGGAATCGATGGTGAACCGCAAATTTGACCTGCCGGCCGACCCGGCGCCTACCAAGGAGAACGACCATGCCGCCTAGCGCTTTCATCGACCTCTTGCTGCCGGCCGCGCAGGCCTGCCAGCGCGCCACCGGCATCCCGGCCAGCTTCACCCTGGCCCAGGCCGCGCTCGAATCCGGCTGGGGCGCCCGCGCGCCGGGCAACAACCTGTTCGGCATCAAGGCGGACAAGGCCTGGAAGGGCCCGACCGTCGACGTGCCCACGCATGAGGTCATCAAGAACAAGCGCGTCGCCATCGTCGACAAGTTCCGCGCCTACCCGAGCATGGGCGACAGCATCGCCGACCGCGCCGACTTCTTCCGGAAGAACCCGCGCTACAAGGCTTGCTTCCGCGAGACCACCGGCGAAGGCTGGGCGCGCGCCGTGGCCGCCGCCGGCTACGCGACCGACCCGAACTACGCCACGACCCTGATCGCCGTCATGCGCGGCCGGAAGATGGCGCAGTACGACAATTTGCCGGAGGTGCCCCGTGTCGCAGCTTGACGCCATTGTGCTCGCGCTGAAGGTGGGCACCGTCGCCGTGCTGATCTGGGCGGCGGCGATCTACCGCGACCACGTGTACCAGCTCGGCTACGACGCAGCAGTTGCCGAGCGCGCCGCGGCTGACGCGCTCGCTATCCTGCGCCGCACCGAAGAAAACACCGCCCTGGCCCAGCACCAGGGCGCCACCAACCTGAAGATCACCGAGGTCAAATATGAAGAACTTGCTCCTGTTCGCGAGCGTATCGTTGTTGAGCGCGTGCGCGTCGGTACCGCAATCTGTGGACCTGCCGCCGCGCCCGACGCCGAAAGCACCGCCGGCGGCGATGAAGCCGATCCCGCCGGCCGGCTGGTTCGACCGGACGCTGAGCGAGATATTGTCGCGCTGAAGCTGGAAGTCGAGGAACACCTGGCAACCGCGCGCGCGTGCCAGGCGACGTTGCGTGAGAATGGAATGGCGCCCTAATGGACTTCCACCTCGCAACGCCAGACGGCGACGTGTACCTGTTCAGCTACGAAGACGGCCGGGTCATGGTGCCGGCGGCGCCACCAGCCGACGCCGCGCCGGCTCAGCCAGCACCCGGCAAATAAGCGCGAAACCGGCACCGCGTGCGGTCAAGTAGGCCGCCGCGGCGCGAGCGCCCTGCTCCTCGGCCAACGCCAGGGCGGCGTCGACGACTGTGGCAAGATCGACGTTTGGACGGTCAAGCGGTGGGGAAATTGGAATAGGTGGCATGCGCAGAGGATAGGACAGCCTGCCATCGCCCTGCCTGATCTACATCGAGGGTGCAGACTGCGCAGCTGCGCGCACGATGACGTCGATCTCTTCCGCCAGGTTGAACTGCCGTGGCTCATAGGGTTGGATTTGACCCTTCGCCACGCGCTCCATCAGTTCATCGACGAACGCTTCAGGGTCGGCCACGTCCAGGCCCTCGAAGTCCTTGCAGTGATACTTCCACCATTGCGACGCCAGAAGCTTCTCGATAACCGGCTGGTCGAATCGGTACTTGATCACCTTGGCCGGGTTGCCGCCGACGATCGCGTAGGGTGGCACATCCTTCGTGACCACTGCGCCGGCCGCGACAACTGCTCCGTCGCCGATCTTGATGCCGTTGCGTAGAATCGTATTCTGGCCGATCCAGACGTCGTTTCCGATTACCACTGGGCCTCGGTCCGCGTTGAACTTGACGATGCTGGCCGCGCTGCCGAAATCTTGCTTGATGCGACGCTCGAAATAGTCCCGATAGGTAAAAGGATGGGTGCTGACGTGCGCAATTGGATGGTCGCCGGCCATGATCGTGACACTCCAGGAAATCGAGCAGTACCGGCCAATCTTGTTCGGCGGGAAAATGTTCGACTGAAGGAAGGAGAACGCACCCGACGACACGAAGACGTTTTTACTCAGCGTCGAGAAGGGCTCGACGATAGCTGGGCCGCGGATCGTGATCGAATCCCCGTACTTGTACACCCCCTGAATCTTGAAGGGGTGCGTCAAGAAAATGTCGTTATCGATAAAGAATTGTTCGATATCGGGCGAATAAATGAAACTGTAGGGGTACTTGACGGCCACGTTGTCGCTCCTATTTCTCAGATGGCAACATTATACCGGTTAGCATAGATCCGGATTCAACGCTAACTCAGCAATGCTACACTCGGCGCATGTACGGAAAAGTCAAACAACTGCGCGAACGCGGCACCAGGCTCTCGGATCGAGACATCGCCAAAGCGGCGCACGTCGAGGGCGAAGTCACGCTCGCCGGCCTCGGCCCGACGCTCGTCGCTCAGGTGCGCGATCCGAATTCACAGGTCGGCACTGGCCTGCTGCCGCAGCTCTACGACGCACGGCTGATCAGCATGCATGGCGAGAAAATGCTTTTCAAGGGTGAAGAGCGGCCAAACGGCGACGCCGGCCCGGCCTACGTGCAGGAATGGGCGGTGGTTGTCGAGCCGCGCTGAGCCGTTGGTATTTCTGTTGGTATCCCATCAGCCTGCACATCGCGCAGCGCGTCAACCATGCGGCTTGCAGCCGATTCCTCGATTCCAGTCGGGGGGACCACAAGAATTGCGTCGCCGTTCTCTGATGCCGGCCCAGCCCGGCCCGGTGCACCGTTCGTCAGCCCCCGCTCAGGGCGCCAGCACCCTGAATTCCACTGTCCACACCCAGGGATCGGCGTCCCAGCTTCCAATCCCGTTGATCCGCTCCCACACGCGCCGATAGGCCAGCACCGGGTCGCCGCCGGCGCCGACGCCCTCCGCCAGCGCATCCTCCGGACTGATCTCTTGCAGCCGCTCGATGCGCACGCCGACGATCTCGAGCAGGATGCGGCTGGCCACGCGCGGCATGAACAGCGCCGG